CAACAAATAAACAGTTCATGGGAGTATTGCATGAAGTTTCTATCATGGGAGTTAAAAGAAAGGAGTTTGTAGGAATAAGCAATTTACTTCCTAATTATAATGATACTCTACTATATCTTAGATTTGAGGAGGTGGACTTATGACCGATAGGCTAAACATATTATCCTCCGGAAATAAAACTAGTTTTGGTGTAAGTGGAACTACTTCTAGCAGTAGTGCAACAATCAGTTCGATTACCACAACGAATATTTATGTCGGTATGAAGATAAGTGGCCTATCTTCTATTCCAGCAAATACATTTGTGGAGAGTGTTGGTGGCTCTACTGTAACAATGACAAATGATGCTACGAGTGCTGTATCTGGAATAATAACCTTTCAACATGTAAATTATGATATTCCCACAAACCCACAGATGGCTCTTGTTAAATCATTAACAACAGAAAGAATATATGCAGGGGTATTTCCTTCTGATGCTAATTCTACTTTGGATATTAAAGAGGTTGGATACTCTGGGTCAAAGGGAATAAATTATGAAAATGAAAACTTAGCAAATACAGAAGGTTTTAGAATAAAATGCTATGATGGATTAAATGATATAGGAATACAACTAACAGATGGGGCTAGTACTGGAAATTATACAGATGCTTTATTTAATTCTAATGATTTTTTTGTTTTAATCCATTCAGATAATTATTTACTTCATCATGTTGCTAGAGTTACACAAATAACTAGAGGAGATGTCAATGGAGATAGTTTTGAATTTGAACCTAGATTGGGAACAGAAATCCCAAAGGGAACTAAATTTATGCTATTTCAGGGTCCCGCTAAAACAACAAACCCACTAGCGATTTCTGTAGGAATTAAAAATGATTTACAATTCGAGTTAAATTGTTCTAGACCACTATTTTATTTCTTTAATGATAGGCTAGATAAAAATAATCAATTAGACCACAACACAAAATATTACAATTATGCTCAAACAACGAATAGTTCCGGAACTATAAGTTTGGCTTCGGGAGTAAAAGCAACTTCACTAACCGTCACTGATTATGCTCAAGATATAGTGGACTATAGTAGATATAATTTAAAGGCCAAGGTTGTAGATAATTTAAGAACATTAGATGCCCCAAAAACTAATACTAGTAACGAAGGTAACACTCCTAACAGTTTAGACTTTACAGATTATAATGATGCCTTCCCAAATGCTAGAAGAGATACTGATGATGACCATACTAGTTTACAATACAGGGGAAATAGAAGATATCTACACTATGATTATTCTCCAGATAATTGTAACTTTACTTACAATGCATATGATAATATTATATTTGAGTCGTATGGTCAAAGGGGTAGTTATTCAGAAACTAAAGTGGCAGATTTATTTAGGGTACAAGATAAAAAGATTTTAGAAAATGAACCATATAGAATTAGACATAGGGTTCATAGCGGTAGTCTTACAGATTGGTTTGCTCTAGATGCAAAAATAACAGCAGATTCTTCTCCTACATATACTGTCCAAACTCCATTCGATTTAACCAATTTTTTAAATAATAACGATGAGATTAAAATAGGAACTAAGGTATTCCTTGTCAATTCCATAGGCTCTTTTGTTAATGCTACTGGGACAACTCCTGCGAGTCAAACAATTACTTTGAAGAGTAGTGGAAATAAATTTAGTAAAGAGGACGGAGTTGCAGGAGCGTTTACTACTTCTAGTGACCCAACAATAGCAATAGATTCTATTATTTACAGGAGAGCCTTTAACAGAGTAGATGTTACATTAATGACTGATTTTGCACTTGTGGATAATAGGCAAAATAATTTATTTGTTAAATTAATATCTAAAGAGTATCCTGCTTTGAGGGCTAGTGTCACGGCTATAGATGTGGAAAAGAAACTACTAACGCTAAGTTTTTCAGAAAAAACATATACCACTTATAGTTCTACAGGAGGAACTGCCCTACAATTTTTAACAGGTGCATATGAATTAGAGATAGAAAAATTTAATGGAACTGTAGAAGATATAAATACTTATCAAGAAAACGGACAAAGAATTTTAGCAATAAGTGGAAGAAATAATTTTAGTAAACTTCTTTCGCCAGTAATAAATAAAAATACTTTACATTCTAAAGATATCATATATTCTAGCAACAGCCCATATAATCAAATCACTTTAATGATTGGAAAGGTAATCGTCTGTAGTTTTGATAGTGCGGTAGTTACTTTCAAGGATTCTACTAGCGGTTCTGCTACTACTCATGGCTTCACTAGTCCGGCTGATGTAGGCAAGGATATTTTTGTTTATCATGAAGAACATGAAACATTTTCTTATGCTGGCAGAATATCAGTTGTAGATAGCACTACTCAAATAACACTAGAGCAAAAATCTCTTGCCGAGACTAGCGGAAATCACAGCACCGAAGAAGGGAATGATGTTGGTGCATATTCTACATCTAAGCACTATATATTCAATAAAGCACTATCAACAAATTCGTTTCAAAGCACAAGTACGGACTTAACTGCTACTTCTGAAAAGGGGCTGTTTTTTGATAGTGGGCAAAGTCTTGCTTCTGATGGCTCTGAAAGTGCAACCTTAGTCAATACTTCTGCTAATGATGATAGTAGGGCTTTAGGATATTATATTAGTGATACTAATAGTGTAAAGAGCGATAGTAGATTCCAAGCAAGATTAGATGATAATGCTAGTAGTAAAAACTTTGAAACATTTGATACCATAAACACTCTAATCGATTTTTCAATATTGAGCATAAAGCCATCCGATACTGCTACTTTAGTTGAGATAGCACCACATATTCCATTAACTCTAGGAAGAGTAGATATTAATTTTGCCAATACTCAAGATACTACCTTTACTGATATTGGGGCGTGTAGTGTAGGCACTTCCGGAAATAGTTTCTTTACAATAGATAAAGATGTAAGCACTGCATTATTATCTTCTACAGCAGACCCTAGAAAATACCACAATAAACCAATATATGCAAATGGCGTATTTATTGGTAATTTGTTATTATCTACTTTACACACAGACCATGATACAATATATGTTTATTTAGATAGAAAATTATCCTCTACTATTAGTACACAAACAATACAAGTATTGACAGAAAATACATATTCAGAATCCAGTAAACTTACACATGAATTGAATTTGTTAAATGGTGGACATTTGCATAGTGGAAAAATTATTTCTTTATTAAGCCCATTTGTTAATGATGGGAGTATAAATAAAACCATGTCTATGAATTATCCTCTTTATTATAATACTATGGATGAAGAATATACTTACATTGAGAAATATGGTGCGCCATATTATAGAATAATAAATCTAGAAAAAGGGAACTACAATCGCATAACTTCTACTCCTACTACTAACATAAAGGATATAGCAGAATATTATTTAGAAACTGTTAGCAAAGTTCCGTATTATGCTAGTGCGTATAGATTTGGCTTCGGTAATTTGGGTTCAGACACAACCATTACTAAAACTGGTAAGACTGGACATGATACTGATACTCACATACTTCCAGAATCTAGAGGTTTTACTTCTGTTTATGGTTCTAGATTTTTTGATAGTACTTTACATAAGGCGAGCGGAACTGCCCAAAGAGTACTGTTTACCCATGACCCGACTATAACTAATATTAACGCAGATGTAGCAGGAACTCATGAAAATGTTTTCGTTGCTAAAGACCACATAACCCTATTAGACCACAAAGCGGCAAGAATGTTTTTGTTTGCTAATTCTGATTTACACCCTTATTCTTCTAAAAGATATGATAGTTTGATGTATGGTAGTCAAACTAGAGAAATTTCTAACTACAACTTTTTTGCATTAGAATCACCTATAGAAACTTCCTCTTCTGATACTAAAGAAACTATCATAGGTAAAACTAACACCCTAACTCTCAATGACTCTAATTATTCTTCTGCTTCGATTATTTCTGCCGATAGAACTCTTTCAGAATTAAAAAGATTTTCTTTAATGAGATTAACAGAAGTTGTTTTCGACTGGGCATTTAATCAAATAGACCCAGAGAATATTATTTCCAAAGAGAGAGTTATTCCTAAGTTTAAGTATTCGGCATTTGACTTTACTTCTTTGGCTACTTTATTTGCGAGTACTAATCAAGTTGCTACAGGAGATTACAATGATTATACAGTTACAGGTTGCTCTTACAATAACGGAACTACAATAACCCATTCTTCTAACACTTCGATAAAAGCGGGGATGCCGGTTAGCGGTGACGGAATACCGACAGGTTCTATAATTGCTAGTATTACAGATGCCACTCATTTTGAACTATCTGCCACTACTACAGGAGGAAGTAAATCCGGCGAAACTCTAACCTTCGGCTCTTATATTGCTACTGACACTACTGTAAACCCGAATACTCTAACAGCAGAAAGAGAAATTATTGCTGATTCAGATGGAAGATATATTGGGGAAGTTGCTTCTACTGAATTTTCAAGTCCTAACGGTAAAATAATTTTAATGGATAAAGCAAGAAAAACAAATGGCACTAATTATTTCGCAGGAACATTATTCTCTCTATCGGCTATGAGAAATGCCGATGGTTCTTCTACAAAACAAGTAGCAGAAATTAAAGGGCATGGTAAAGAAGATACTTTTGTAAGATTTAATGAAGAAGTTCATATGATGAAAAGTATGGTTGCTAATGATATTGGAAGATATGATGCATCAGAGTTGCACTATGGAAGTCACCCAGTAACAATAGAAGTTCCACCGCTTTCTGGTTCTTATTATGCTGATAGTTCTTGGTGGAGAAGACACGGAGAAATGATAGATTTCGTTGGCGCTAGTTCTACAGTTAGTGGCTTTAAAAGCCCAAACATATATCTTCCAATTAATATAGGTGGAGATAGTATTTTGGGAAGTAGTATTGATTATGCTTCGACCTTAATTACAGACCATCCATTTAGACTATTTGATATTCTACATGGTAGTGTTGTCCAAATAGACAACTCCGCACCTACTGGTAATGAGTGCCTATACAACGCACATCTTCCTATTTTCTTAGATAGATTTGATATTGAAGATGGTGGAGGAAGTTTGGTTTCTAAGGGAACTGTGGGCGGAGCAGTTACAGGAATAATGAGGAGAGACCTAAATAAATCCAAAGAAGTAAGTATGTTTGGTTTAGGGCTACTAAACGATTTTGCTGAATATAAAGACGGTGGAACTGGCGGAAGTTCTGCTGCTGGCGGAGGTGTTTCATTTTCAACTACTATTGATAGGAGTTATGATGATGATGCAGATGGAGTAATGATGGGATTCAAGCCACGATTATATCTCACTGCTACTACGGCTAACACTAATAAAGCGGCTGGAAATAGAACAGTGTATAATTATGCAATTGATTTAGATACTGATATAACTAGCATAACTTATTTCGATGATGATGATGGAGATGATTCGGTTGCTTTTGCCAACATAAATAGAAAGAGCCTAAAATTAATGAATGATTTGACTGGTTGTTATTTAGTTTCAGAAAGAGGCAAGTATTACGATGAAAGTTTTAGTGTTCAAAGTTATTCTAGTGTATTGGCGAATCCCCCATCACTAAATGAGCAAACTCCTAATGTTATCGCCTATGTAATATCGCATGAAATAGATACTACTAATTCTACTGAAAGGCATATTTTAACACTAGATACTGCCATAGTTACAGATTTCTATAGGGTCATGCAACCTAATCATGTTTGTTTCTATGATTTTTCTCCTAAGAAAATCAGAATGAATAGCCTTTCTTCTGCTTATACTAAAATTAGTGGAGAAGATAGTTGCTATTCCCCACACGAAATAAATTCATATATGGTTAGAAATAAAAGCGGAGGGAGGTCTTTTGCTAGATTCCACAATACCGGAGGAAGGGAAGCGGCTCTTTCTATGTATGTGGCAATAGATACGGATGCTCAATCTGATAGTAGTTTTATTGTTCAAAGATTCCCCGATAAAATGGGAAGTTTACTAACTGCTAATAGAGATTTAACAGTGGCGGTTTCTGATGGAGATAATGTATACAAAACATCATTAACATATACAGATAATTCAGATGATATTGGTCACTTTTTAACCTTTGATAAAATGCAAGAAACTTTGGGAGTTGCTTCTATTAGTGAACCTATTACCTTAACTGTAAATGGCGACCTATCTATAGAGTCTAAAAGAGGAATGATTGGTTCTGTTGTTACTATCTGTAAAGAAGGAGAGAATCTAATAAATGATTTATTAGAAGAAAACGATATTGAATTCACTATAACTAATGATGACGATTTCCCATATTTCTTAGCACCAAATTATAAAAGTATAGATTTATTTTCTGCTATCAATTTGATACTAAATAAAAAACAGAAAACATTGGTAGAACAACCTAATGCTAGTAATATAGATAATCCGGCTGAATCTACATTTACTGTAGTAAATAGAACCAATACTAGAAACTATCCTAGTGTGGTTTTAAGCGATAATGGAGATTATCAGATATTTGCCTATGAAGAAGTAAAGTCAGTGTTTGATTTCTATAATGAAATAATAGTATATGGTAATACTCATAAATCTATTAGAAAGGATTTGAGAAGTATTAAAAAACTAGGAAGAAAAACTTTAGAAGAATATGATAACAACTTAACTACTCAAGAAGAAGTAGATGACAGGGCTTTGGATTTGCTTAGAATACATTCGGATGATAATGTTAGATTAAACATAACTGTTGGTCATAATAATATTAGCCAACTACAAGCCGGAGATATCATTAGTGTTGAATTAGTCAAGGAAGGTCTCGCTTTAGAAGAATATCTGGTACTGCAAATAAAACATCTAATTAATGGAATGATGGAACTAGAACTAGGTAAATATAGTAAAAAGTTAGAAGATAGGTTCGCAGAATTAATTTCAGAAAATAAAAAGGTTAATTCTAGCATTAGGAAAAAACAGTTTGATGAAAGGTCTATCACCTTTGATTTATTAGACGAAGTTAAAGTTAGCGTTACAAAACTATTAGTTAGAAAAATTACAGGAACGGGGGCTAGCCTTGGTTTCTCCTCAACTCTAAATACTAACACTAAGCCAATGGGATACGGGGGAGCAACTACAACTCTTGAAGATTTACTGGAGGAAGAATATTGATAACAGACGAAATGAAAACAGAATTAATCGAATACATAAAAAGCACTTTAGCCATAAGTGGAGAAATAGGATTTGGTGGAAATTCCACTAGTCCTAGAGCAACTGCTTTAGATGTGCCTAGTGGAGCAACTACAACTTTATCTTCTAAAAAAACTAATTCAAATGTTTTAGAAATAAAAATTAGTTGTGCTGGAAGTAATATAGCAGGTAAAGTTATTAGGGAGTTAGGAGTGTTTAAGACTAGTAACGAAATGATTGCTAGAGTTCCGTTTGATGGAGTGGGACCCTTTACTGCGTCTGATACATTAGAATTGTTTTTAACTCTGGAGGTAAACTGAAATGACAAATACACCTAACCCCCATTACATTACACAGAATTCTAACGGAAGTGGATTAACTCAACCAGTTGATTCAGTAGATTTTCCACATTCCGGACTATTCAAAGCACTAAATCAAATGGCTAATGGAAATGTAGTTCTAAAAACAGGAGCAGATTTCGACATAAATCAAACTGGGGGAAATCTAGTAGTTTCTGCTGGAAAGATTTTAAGAAATGGTGAATATAGGTCTGTTTCTGGTAAAAGTTTTGCAGATAGTAGTCTAACAACCTCATACACTAAAGGATATCATTTGCTAGTGGTCGCTGATGGAAGAGAGGGTGGAGAAACAATAGATAACCTATATCTTAGACCTCCTACTGCTAATGAGAGAGTTCCCGAATTTAAATTAGGAGATACAATAGTTGCTATAATAGAATACTCTACTTCTACTTCTGCTGGTTCTAGACTAATACAATTTTTCACAACGAATAAAGAATCTAATAGTTTGAGTATTGCTTATGCTAATTCTAATGTTTATACTCATGCTATGGCTGTAACTGCTGACTCTGATGGAGATGTAACTTTTGAAAATGTTGCTCAAGATAAAGATGTTATTTTCAAAGTAAATGATGGCGGAACTCCAACCGAAGTAATGAGGATTGATGGTGGAAATTCAAGAGTTGGTATTGGAACAGATAGTCCTTCAAGTGTATTGCATGTTCAAGGGGCTTCTAATCCTACAATAAGAGTGCAAGAAACGGGACAAACAGGACATGCAGAATTAACTGCGGTAGTTGATTCACAAACAAGATTAAAAGCAATTAATAATACTTCATCTGAACCTATAACCTTTGATATAAGTCCCGTTTGCACATCATCGGGAAGCGACCAAATACTTAGAATCTTTAGAGATTCAGATGCAGCGGTTGATGGTAATTTTAGAATTAATAGGGTTGGTACTACTACTTCTATTCTTCATGTTTATTCTGACAAAGATGGAACAGCACACACTTTAACAATGGATGGTAAAACAGCATTAGGGGCTACATCGATTGGCACTAATACTATGCTTTCTGTTGACGGAGCAATTTCTCTAAAAGAACAAGCAAGTGCTGATGCTGATACTGCAACTTATGGTCAATTGTGGACTAAAACCGGTGCTGGAAGTGACCCTAATGAACTGTATTTTACTAATGAGGCAGGTAATGATATTCAAATAACTTCGGGTAGTAGTTTGGCAAGTAGTAGTTCTGCTCAAATTTTTTGTAGATGGGGTGATATTGGCGGAGAACTTACAGACGATAAAGCGACTAATATACTAATAAATAATTGGACTTATACAGAAGGAGATACTGGATTAAGAGATGCCATGTCTAGTGGAGTATTTACATGTACTGCGGCACTTGCAGGAACATATATTATTAGCCCTAGAATTATGTTTAAGAATGGTACGCTTTCAGATACGGCAGGTACTAAATATCAAATACAAAACATTCTATATTATAATGCAGGAGGCGGAACTCCGTCATCGGGTACTTTACACGGTTTTACTAGGGTAATAAATGCAGACTTTTATGCAGATGAAGTTCTTGAAGGAAATTACCTTTTGACATTATCAGACGGAGATACATTTGGTATTTATGGAAAAATAGGTTGTAGTACTTCGGGAACTGTAAAAATAACAGATACGAATGGTTTTACTAATTTGTATATGTATAAGATAGCGTGATTAATATGTGTAGCAATTGTAGTAACTTAGGAGATGTAATGCAAAATCATTACGAGATAGAACTGAATGCCGATACGCCTTTATTGTTTAATAACAATGGAGTATATTCAGTAAGATTAGATAATTGGCCGACTGATATTAGTTCAGCACCAACATTGGCTCATTTACAAAGTCTTATTCAAGGTAATTAGTAATTAAAGAAACCCCCTTTTAGTATTTTCTACTTTGGGAAATAGACTCTAGGGGGGTTAGAAAAAATCCAAAAAAAAAGTGGGAAGCCACCCGAAGGCGACTCCCCTATTTTGTTTTATTTGACCATATGCCAAAGCACTCTCTACATTCCCATAATTCTGTTTTGTCGTTAGACCCTAGATAGTATCCCATTAGTCTTCTAGCAATTGTTTGCGAAGAACAATATTTACATTTTTTTCTAAGGCTCACGCTTTCCCTCTTCCTTCATTAATCGTGAAAGATATTCTTCTACGGTAGAATCTTGTAGTTTAGAACCACCAAATGCCGCAAAGAATAACAGCGTCACAATTACCAAAAAGAGGATTAGCCCCAACCATTCTGTTGTACTCATTACCAATCAACCCCTAATTCTAAAAATTTTTCTTTTTCAATAGAAAATGCTTTTACGAAATTATTTTCCTTTCCATATTTCCACAAGTCATATACTAGTTGAGTATCTTTTAAACAATACTCTACTACTTCTGTATGATTACCAGCCTTCCAAAGTTTAGGTGCATCTGCACTTTCCATTAGTTTAGAATCAGAAAGAGAACACTTAACTAAATTCTTAAGTTGAAATCTCTCACCGTGTTCTTTAACTAATAGTTTGCTAGTATCAATATATTGTTCTTCTTTGAGATATTTCTTAATACAATAAATATCCATAGAATCTCTAAGAACAGGTAAATCAAATGCAGCAATATTATGTCCTAGGAGTTTACCACCCTTTTCAAAATGGTCATCTAAGTCATATTTTAATTGCGACAAAGGCTTTACCACTACATCAGATTTAGCGAAATCTAATGGAACATCTGCATAGACAGTTCCACTAGTTCCATCCCATGTTGCCACTGTAGAAACTTGGAACATATGCGTATTGCCAAAACCGCCAATTTCATATGACATATTCTTAGTTTCTAAATCGATGGCTAACACGGACATGCTATCTACTCCTTTTTACTGTTAGAAGGACTTCCCCACAATTTCGCAAGTTTGTCTGCTTCTTCGTCTTTAGGTTTTTCATCTGTTATATCTGTTCTTCTTTTTAAGAAGGCTACAATATTAGTATTGGCAACCGCTATCATAGAAGCGCATTCCCAACCTTCTTCTCCATAAGTATTCAATGCTTCTATTATTACTTTGGGTCCCTTAGTAACATCGAAAACTAAAAAATGGTTTTCCCATATCATTTCTTTTTCTCTCCTTTTAACTTTACAAATACAGAACGGCCTTTTGTATCCAACTCAAATTTCTTTTCTGCGAGTTTCCAATCTCGGTAACACTGCGCTCTAGATACTCCGGCTTGTTGAACTCTATCAAACAATTTTGGTTTGCTAATGAATTCATTTTCACCTTCTCCTTCTTCCAACATTTCCCTATATTTCTCTACGAAAATTCCAGATTTGTTTTGAACCAAGACCGACTTCTTCACTTGTAGGCTTTGCTCTAGCCACTCTACCAATGTGATATAACATTGTTGGGTTAAAATATATGCCTGTCTAACATGGGTTGGGGTAACTAAAAACTTCTTGGTTGGGTCTTTTACTTTAGGACTGTTAGCAATACAACATAGAACAGAAAGTTTCAACAATTGAACATTCATCCTAGTAATAAAGGTTCTAACAACTTTCCTAATTTCTGGGTGGCAAGTTTTGATATAGTCTCTCATCTTCTTGTATTCATTCACCAGTGCTTCTGCAAAACCGTCACTGTATTTTATAGTGGAGAATGGGTCAGAACCATTTTGAATAAACTCCGCTTTAATATCCGTATATAATCTAAATAAAGCATTAGAGAATTTAGAAATATCTTTTTCTGTATTTATTCTTTTACCCGATAGAGCGATAGTTTCTAGATTCATTTCGTCTATTTCTTCTTCGGGAACTTCTCTAACATAAATTAACATTCTTTGTAGTACTCCGTTATTGGTAATCACTTTTTGTAAATGTCTAGGAATATATGTAGTTGCCCACACAGACCTTTGACATTGGCACTCCATGATGTGACCTTCTTTGAGTTTCTTAGTAATAACCCAAGCATCACCTTCTAAAGTATTCATAAAAGTATTCATATATACAACGGAGTTTTCTTTGTGTTGACTCTGTTTAAAAATACCGGAATATTCAAACTCGTCCCAGTGCGCCAATCCATTTCCTTCTAATGCACCCGACCTTCTTTCAAAAATATATTTTTCCGGCTGAACTGTTTCTGCTCTATCTTCATAAGATAGACTCATAAAATCTGCTAATTCTGGATTGTCTACTTTCTCATAAAAACCTATTAGGGCGGCATCCGTATAATCAACAATGTCGAACAAATCATATCTGTTTGGAATATATACATTAGGCTCTTCAATAATATTTGTTCCTTCAAACAAATTTATTTTTTGATTTACTTCTTCATTAACTTTACCAAAGAAGTTCCACAGTGTACTCTTACCACTACCCGAAGTTTGCATCCAACAGAAATGGATTCTACTATCCTCCGTATTTTCTCCTCTAGGTATCCTAACAAAATCTTTTACTATTTGTCCTAATATTACAAAGAAACAAGAAGTTGCCGGAACATAGTTCTTTTTAGAAACACTAACTAGTGCTTTAGTCCAATCCTCTACCAAAGAGGGCATTCTTTCTTCTAGAGCAAGACCATGATATTCTTCTGGAATATCTACAAAGTCTGCTAACTCATCTATATTTATATCTTCATTCATATTTTCACCTTATTTTCATTGTTCAGAACTTTTAATATTCTTTCGGCTATGGTAGTTCCGATACCATCTATTTCTTTCAGTTCTTCAACAGTCTGTTCACCTATTTCCATAATTGAACCAAACTCCTTTAGGAGTTCTTTTGCTTTCTTAACTGATAAGCCTTTAATGCTCGATAGCAAATCTAATCTCAAATCGTCTGTAGTAATTCGTTTAAATAATTCCGGTCTTATTACTTCTCTTTCTATCGGTTTCATTTTGCAGATTGCGGTTATTATTTTAGCCGCCTCTTTTTCAGACGGCACCCAAAATGCCTTACAGTCTGTATCTAGAGTTATTCTCCCTAGTCCGCCTAGAAACTTATTATTTAGCATAACCGCCCTAGCGGAAGGAGGCAACTTAGACTTACTATTCTCCATTATGTTATTAATTCCTTCGGTTAGTGAGCCGTATATAATAACAATATTGTGGCTATAGTGTCTATCTATATTATCTATTTGAGTCCAAATCCTTTTCGACATTACAGAATTTATAAAATCTACTACAGACTTTGCTTCAAAACATACATCGTCGAAAACATAGTCTCCGATTTCAAGCCATCTTTTTTCTGTTTTAATATTCATAGACTTGGCTTTTTTCTCTACCAAATCTACAAGTAAAGAACCCTTTCTTTCTCTACTGTCTATCACTAACATAAAAATCACTTAACTTAGTTTGTCCTTCCATTGTCAATCCAAAATCATCTAGTTTCATCTGTTTCATTTTTCATCCCTACCTAATATCGTTTCTATATGGTAGTCTTTCATACCTGCCTCTAGCATTCTATCATACAGGGTATTTAGAAACTGCTCTTGGTCTTTTAGTTTGCTATTAAGTTGATGTGCTATGTGTCTTAGAAAATAAATTTCTTCAACAAGTCGTTTCGCTACTACCTTAGTATTATTATCTTGTAATTTTATTTTTTTCATTGTTTCACCTCTTCGGGGTATCTCCAACATTTTCCAATACAATACCCTTCGGGTATCAGTTTGGTCTTACAGTGGGGTGTGGAGTATTCCCCAAATACTGTAAATCTAGCATGCTTTCTAGTCTCGGATTCATCCCAGTCTAGCCACACTTCATCATGCGTAGTAGCAATCCATTTAATTTCATCTACTATCTTTTCTAAAATATCTTCTTTTTGTTCAGTAGTTAAGCCCTTTCTACAACCGGATAGTAAATCCCTATACCACGATACTAAATATGCTCTAGCCATGTGGCTAGGATTCTCTACCATAATAGCACTATGTAAGCAGGGTAGAAGTGGCAATCTTCCTTCAAATATTACTGGAGAAACTTCTCCTTTTACTAAATCTAAAGGTTTTGCTTTAGGCCAAACTATTTTCTTATCGCCTGTTTTTCTCTTAGGTATAAGTCTAGGCTTTTCTGCTAATTTTAAAATATGGTCTAATCCTCTTGCTAAGTCTTCATAGAAAATCGGGATGCAGTAAAGCGGTATTCCATCTTTATTTCTACTTGACATATTAACAGTATTAGGCACTCTTCTTAATCTTGTAGATTGGCCTACCCTATCATCTAAAGTAATTTCATAGTTGGTGTTTTGTTTTAGATATTTTTTAATTACTCTAAAATATGCTTGGATATCACGAATATCATTTGTTTCTTCACCAAACAAAAATAAATGAAAACCTCTTCCAGAAAAGAAACAGTTATGTTCTATACCATTAGTAATGACATATTCTAAAACCATTTTTAAATCTTCAAAGGCATTATCCAGTTTATCTCCATGAGCATCAAAATCCAAAAAGATTCTGTCTAGAATTACACTAGAATCAATCTTCGCCATTTCACTAAACTTACCAAAGTCATAGACTGTAGTATAAACATTAGTGCGATTATTCTGCGACTTTACAAACGCAGTATATTCACTCTTCGTTTTCACTATTTTCCTTTTCATTTGCGGAGCGTTCTTTATGTGACTCCCCGCCCATACTTCTCTCGGAAACTTCATTTTTATCACCAAATTTTATTGTTGCATTGTTCAGCATATTTTTTATTGTTCCGGCAACTTCTCCTTGTAGAGAAGCCATCACTGCCTGTCGCATAATATCTTCAAATGTAAAACCTACATAATCTTCTCTTATCCTAAGTTCTCTTAGGATATCGAATCTTTCTTGTAGTTTCATTTCTGAATATAATTCACTTGAAAGTTTTTCAATAGTATTTTTAAGATTTGATATTTCATTGAAAGACCAATTTCTCGATAATACTTTTTTCCTAATTAAATCATTCATGCCTTTACCTCTTTAATCTCTAAATTACTGTCTACCATTAGATAAGCAAACGCTTCTCGCATTCTCTCTTCAAACTCATCAATAGCCTCATCTTCATTTTCAGCATGAGTGTATATCATAACTGTTCCTTTCATTTCATATCTCTTTTTCATTGATGTTCCCTCTCAAATTTTCTACGGTTAATGTGTATTCCTAATCTAGTAGGAATAACGACATTTGCATTACATTTATCACAACATCTACCACTATTAATGGGTTCAGCATTATGACCGCTATCCCAATACATTTCACCATTATGGTATTTCTTCTCTATTTCTTTTTTACATATACTACATTTCATTTTATCACACCCATGTATCTTCTTGAGCCGCTTCACAAATTCCAAAGTAGGAACAGTGAGCGCAAGTTCTGTAGAAGAACTTTGCAGGAAAATTCTTTTGTTCGTAAGCATGAATTAATCTTGCTATACTTTTCATTACTGATGTAACGGAAGATTTCTTTACTTCTTCTACATAAATATAATTTGAGGTTGGATAATACCAAGACCAATGGGTTACAGGAACATTAGGTTCTAATCCCGCTTGTCTTAGCACAGCCTCACTACTACTCTCTATTAGTATCTTATAGAAAGCCATTTCCTTTCTCATGGAAGAAGTTTTACTATCGCTCCATTTGCCCGTCTTTAATTCCATCGGGATATAAGAACCGTCTTCCTCAAATACTCTATCTATAATGCCTTGAAGATGAACTTTGTATGCCCTAGATAAAGGATACTTCGGGTCAGTATTTGCAGGTATGGTAAGTTCACAATCAAACTTTCCTTCGTTACAAGGAGGTAAGTAATCATCCAACTTTCCTTCTAGTTTAGATTCTGCAAATCTATTTGCTTCAAAAGCCGCTATAGCAATATAGTCATCAAAATAATCATCTACAGGGAACAGACTAGTGCAATAATCTAGTAGTTCATTGTGTGACATTTCTTCTGCTTTCTTAATATCAAACTCGTTAAAGAATTCTTCTCTAGCGTTATGCACATAAGTTCCTTTTCTCATGGCTTCTGTTTGGTCTTGAGGTAGTCTTTCAATATATCCGAATTGATATTTTTTCGGACACCAAAGATGGCTCATCATTGAAGACTTTGTAATCTTCAAAATAGGTTCATCTTCATTCTCATAATTTTCCGGCAACCATTGATATGTATATTCATCCATTTCTTCTATTTCTTTTTCATATGTCATTTTTATTTCACCACCAATCATCGAAAGTACTTTGCATACTTCCAGTTCTAATCGATTCTAAATCCCAACCCATCGCTTTGTAAATAGGTTCGGCTTTCTTCATTACAACTTTCGCATAATGTTCTAAATTAGGTTGAATATTTTTAAAATCTTCATAAGTAGTTCCCGAAAAATATTCTACCTGCCGTTGTTCATTAGTCAACGGGTGCGTATAGGTGTCATTAGATTTTATTTTTACAAATAAATACGAATCATCGTAATTCATGTTGAGTTTTTCCCTACCATATAGAATTCCTGCTATCCCTTCACCGAATATTGGCTTCTTACCATTAACAGTGACGAAATGTTCCTTTCCTTTTCCACATTTACTGCAATATTCTATAGAATAGCACTGTTCTACACTGTATTTTCTACCGCAAGAGTCGCATTTTAGAGAAAACCTATTTTCTTTTAGGCGGCTTCTTTTAATTATATCTAATATCGAAAAATCGCCATTTATTATTGAATTATATTTTGAGTGTAGCCATGAATTAATCTGTTTTCTAGATTCACCATTCAGCCAACGCTTCAAAACTTCCATCTGAACCCCTTTTGCTAGCGGGGTTTCAGATATTCTCTTAGCAGTAAAGCCAGTCATCACAAATTCCGGCTTATCTAAATGATAGCCGTCTTTCCAAGAGATTAGTCCCGCATTCCTATTTTTTGTAGAGCCAACTCCTAGAGAAGAAAAGTATTTTTCAAACTCTAGAACCACTGGATGCTCCGGTAAATTCAGAATGTTAGGAAATGATTCTCTAACATGGTCGTTGATTTCTACTACTACTTCCTTTGCCCTTTCTATTGAATCTATCTGAACATAGATAGAGTCTGTATGTCCATAAACTACTTTCATTCTTCCTCACCCAATGTACTAAGTTTCCACAATCCTATTTTTGTAGCATGTCCTAATATTGTTGTTCCATTATAATCCATGCTTACTTGTTTGAATTGTGGGTAACTACTCAATATTTGTCCTATCTGCCTAGTTGTTGGATGGTTTTTATGGTATAAGTTAGCATGAGTTTTCTGTGTTTTTAATGTATCAGAAATTTCATGAACCGTCATACCATTAGAATCCTTTAAGGCTTTTTTAATTCGCTTAAAAAATACTCCTTTACTCAATTTATTCCCACCTTAGTTGGCGCATAAATTTTATTGTATAATATTAAACTAGGGTTTAAGTTTTTTAACTCGTCTTGTATTTCACATACTGCTTTCGCTAAAGAATAATAAGAAGCCATTTCTTCTAATTCATTTTCTAATACTTTTATTTTTATTTTTAGACCTTCTACAGTCTCTTCTAATTGTTTTATTTTATTCATACTATCACCGTTACTATTGTTAAGATGGTTGCTATGTTTACGATATTTACCATCATCAATATCTTATTTGATTTTGCTATCATAGCGAGCAATTCCTCTAATAATTCGTTGGTCTTATCCATCATCATTATTCTCTCTCCGAATACCCCATTACATTGTTACCTTTCTCATCTGTTCCAGCAGTTCTTCCAACTGTAACTTCAAACTTACGCTTTATGTTAGTCATATATTGAATAATCTCTCTAACTTCTTGCATAGTTATTTCTAATGTTTCCATGTCTTCGTGCCAAACTATTACCTCTACATGTGTTTCTAACATATTAATCATCTACTCCGAAAATACTCACGAAAAATAATATTGGGGTCGCAATACTAAGAGCAATAAACATAAACACTTTTTGTTTGTATTCAATACTAGGCCAGTTTCTTTCTATAAATTTAGATATAAATTGCGCATAGATAAGTGCAACTGTGCAAAGTAATAAATAAATTACATGCATCATTTCAAATTTTAGTTCTATCATATTTTCATCTCCTTCGCTTTAAATGCCGCACTTCTAATTGCTTCTCTTGCACTTGCAGTAATGCTTTCTGCTAATTTAACATTAGACCAACCGAAACCAGAAAAAGCCAAAACGCCATAAAAAGAAGCCATTAATCTTTTGACCGCCATTTGATTATTATTCCACTTTTGGTATTCATCACTTCCGCTTAATCTTGCTTCTTTCATCAAACGCTTATATTCATTTCTTAATTCTTTTAATTCTAAAACTGCTTTAGGTAAAAGCCCTAACTTATCCGTTTTGAAATATACCATATCTTCTTTATCACTATGACTAAAATCTTTGGGAGTTGCTAAGTTAGCCCCAAAAGCAGTGGGTGTTTCGCTAATAGTTTCAAAAGAAATATTCCTAGCCAATATCATTGAAGGATATAGTCCAGCAAAGTCAAAGGCCGCTACTCCTAAATGAAGCCCATTGGTATTTTCACTTAATGGATTATATACCATAGCACCTTGATAAGTTAAAGAAGATTTACAGTTAGAACATTCCTTTGCCTTTTTATCATTGATGTAGCCACAACTAGAACACTTTCTATTTTTAGGTCTCTGTCCTGTAGGGGCTTTCCACCAAGCATTTCTCATGAAATAAATACTAGACATATGGCTAGCATAAAAGCAAGAATCAAATGGTGCAACTAGTAATCTTTGTAGGGCAATAATAGCCTCGCTACAAAAATTAGTATCGTCTATTTCTACCATTAGTTCTACATCTATCAAAGCATATTCAAGATAAGTTTCTGTATCTTCTAACCAAGCCCTTCTAAAGAACTCATTCTTATCGGGGAATTTACTAGATACTAATTTATTTTTACCAAGAATACTTTCTGAAATATAGTCTAAACTAAGAGAGGGCAAAGTTCCTCTTTGTGAATCATTCCACTGTCTTTCAAAAGCCAAATCTAAATTAAGACATAATCTCCCACCAATCGGTTGAGAGATTGGCGAGAAACCATCTTTATTTTTAAATTCAAAACCATCTTTAGTTGTTTTAATATCTGCCACTTTTTTAATCGGTGACAATACCAAAGGGTTAAGATTTAACGCACAACACCTTTCTAATAATTTAGGTAAATCGAACTGTAGGCCAAACCAAGCAATTAGCATATCGGGGTCTTTTGCAGTTAGTGTAGTCATAAAATGTTGAAGCATTTCCCTTTCAGAACCAAAAACATATTTTGATTTTGTCTTTTCAAGTTCTTTGAATTTATTAGGAAACCAAACCCAATGATGATACTGCTTATCATAATTATCATACGC